ACATGCGACATGTATTATGATAATTTTTTATCTCCAGCTATTAAGTCAAGAAGCTTAGTTGCGTATCCTTTAGAGCTTTCTTTGTTATCTAGCAGCATGAGAACAAAGTCTCCCAACTTAGCTAAAGAAGTTGTTATAGCAGCTTCTTCTATTAATGGAAACTTAGCATCTTTATTGGCTGACTTAAGAGATAAAAGAATCAACGCAGATAAAAAGATATCTGGCGTATTAGCTATGATTAGAGAAAAAAGAAGATACATTTCTTATACAAGACAACTAAAGTTTGTTTCTGGCACTAAGTCCGAAAGATATTTTATTGATGTTCCCTATGACGAATATGCCGGGTATTTTGAGCAAGCTTCAGTTAATAACGAAAAGCATGAAACATTAAATTCAAGCCACAAATACTTTACTGACCTGTTAGAAGACAACCACCCTCAATACTTGTTGAGATCTGGTGGAGTTATTACTGGTGATATAACTATCTCAGAAGGGTCCACAATAGGAGGTCTAGATTTAGCTAACCATAGTCATTCAGCAGCCGATGGCTCATCTCCCATAAGAGCTAGTTCGGTAGACTATTCTCAGGATAGAATAGATAAACAATTTTTAGAAAACTTTACAGATCCAGACAATCCTGTTTCTGTATCTGTAGATTCTTATAACCCAGAAATTTTAACTGGCGGTGTCCCAGTTGTTGATGTTATAATAAGTGCTAGCTTAGGCCTTGAATCAGCCGAAGGAATTGACAATGAAAGATTTAACATGATTGTCGAATATGTGGAATTAGAGGATTAGCCATGTCTTGGTTTAACTATTTATCAAGGGATGGATCATTCGACGACGTAAATGCAAGATATATCTTTCCACCAATGAGAAACGAAATTAAAGTTAGTGCTCCGTATTATGATATACAGCCAAATAATTTACTGGTAGTCAAAATAAACGATGATTCTTTTTATACTAAAGTAGATAAGAATAAAACAAAAACAACAGACAACAAACAATATGTTGTTGTATATCAAAGTGACCCTACTAGCAATGTATTTAAAGTTGTAAAATCTAATATTATTAATTCTACTTTGTATTTTTTAAGTGGCGATACCCACAAGCAGGGAACCGCAATAAATGAAAAATATCATATATATTACGGCAATTCTTATATAAAATATGTAGAACCAGTTACACATTCAGGCGTAGTAAAGTACAAACAAATTAGTCAAGCAAATATTACTTCTTTTACTAACACGCCCGCGAATCTTCTAACAGCAGATTACAACTTAAACATATCCACGATAGCAAGCTATCTAACTACAGTTGATGCCAAGAATGACGCAACTGATGGTTCTCCAGTTTTTTCTTACTATAATCAAACAACTGATTGGCTTGAATATAAATCTAATAATCCTGGGTCAAAAGTGACCGGTTCCTTTAAAGGTCCTATACTTCAGTTAACCGCACAGACTTTAAAAAATGGTGGAAAATTTAAACTTAAAATCATCAAAAAAGCGATAACAACAAATGACTACGCTAACGATACTTCAACTACTATTGAAGAAAAAGAAGTAGTTAGTAACGTAGTTATAGACTTGTCTTCTAACGAAAGTGCCTCAAAACTAGTTTACGAGATAGACACACTGGAATATAGCGAAGAGTATTATTTTGTTATAGAAGTAATAGAGCAAGCTAATATTAATCAAGCAGATACTGTTGTCCAATTTATAAACTTTAAATACCTAGAAGGACCAGTAGCTACGCTAGATTCCAAAGAATACTCTAGCGTACTTTCATTTAAATCTTAAGGAGAATCATGACTCAATTTAGACAGACTATACAAGACCTAAAGCCAAACACAAGGTACTTAGCAAAAGTATTAGTAAACGACAAAAACATATCAACTATAATAGCTGAAAAAAGTTTTATATTTGAAACACCGGGAGATGAAACTATCCCTGGTTCTCCAGATATAGCAAATTTCTTTTTGTATAGCAATTCAAAATCTGTTATGTTTAAGTTTGATGCGCCTACTGACAAAGACTTAGTCGGATATGATTACCAAGTATATTCTACGAACAGTCTTACAACACTACTGCAAGAGCGGATCTAGCTATACCAGCGTATTCACTGCAGTTATACCAGGTGTCACTGTTGCATTAAACGCTGCTACACCCCCAATCTATTATGGTAGAGTAAGATCTTTCGACAACTCTGGTAACAGGGGCCCTTGGACTTCATTGATTGGCTCAGTTGCAACACTAATTGACTCCGCAGAAATAACAGAGCTAACTGCTACAAAGATAAAAGCAGGAACAATAACATCATCTGTAATTACATTAGATGGTGCTAACTCAGTTATAAAATCTGCAAACTATGCTGCCGGAACTACTGGTTGGGTAATTAAGGGAAACGGAGATGCGGAGTTTGCAAACACCTCCATAAGGGGTACAGTCACAGCTGGGAGCGTAACAACTACTGGATTAACAATTTACGCCAATGGAGCAGTAGCTACTTCTTCAGGAAAATTTGGAATAACTGATGGTGGGGTTTTGTCTGCTACAGGTGTAACTATTAGTGGAGCAATAACTGCAACGTCTGGATCTTTTACCGGAGCAGTTACTGCAACCTCTGGAACATTTACGGGAACAATAAACGCATCTGGTGGAACAATGACCGGGTACTTAAAGGCTGGAGATGTTTACATTGGCAAAAACGTTAACGATGCGGCGGATCATAACGGCATAGGAATAGATGGATCATGGAATAATGCATGGGTAAGAAGAGAAGCTAATGATACGGCTTACTTTAGAGCAGGTTCAGATTCTAGATATATACAAGTAGACACAGGTGGTTCATCTGGTATTTATTTTCCTTATTTTAGCGTAGACAATGACGGGAATATGACCGCCCTAACAGCCAACATCAGTGGGACTGTTACTACTGGAAACCTGACAGCTACTGGAGGGTCTGTAGGTGGTTGGGCGATTGATGGTGGGTCAATTAGAACGGCAGGAACATATTATGGCGATAATAATGCTGTGAACCCAATTGCAGCGTTATTATCAAATGGTGCTTTTGTAGTTTATCAGTATGCACCAAGTTCAGCCCCAGGTTCATTTGTTGTTGACCCAGACAATGGAGTATTAGTTAATGCGATAAGCATGAGATCTAGAACTACAGGTGGGTCAAAAACTCACTGGTATCCTTTCTATGATGACAATAAAGCATGTGGCGTATCAGATTTTAGGTGGACTGAAATTTGGGCAATTGACAGTACAATAAACTCTTCAGATGTAAGAGGCAAAACATCAATAGAAGATATATCTATTGGTTTAGATTTTATTAATGATTTACGTCCTGTTTCCTATATGAGAGTAGCATCTTATTTGGAACCTGTATTAGACGAAAATGGCAATGATATAAGAGATCCAGTTACAAATAAAGCAGAAATGAAAATAGGTGCTCCAGGTAAAAGAAAACATTTAGGACTAATTGCTCAAGACGTCAAACAAGCAATAGACAAAAATAATATTGATCCAAAAGACTTTGGCCCATGGATATTAACAGATACCGAAGACCCAGATTCAGACCAAGCACTTAGATATGAAGAGTTTATATCTCCTATAATTAAAGCTATACAAGAATTATCTGCAAAAGTTGCTGCTTTAGAATCTAAGATGATATAATAAAATTCATGGAAAATAATTTAGATGTAAATTATATTGTACAAGCTTTCCAGGACAAGGTAAACGCCTTAGTTCTTGAAGGCATAATAAAGGACGCTACAATTAAACAACTCACAGTTGAGCTTAATTTAATTAGTCCAGCACAAGAAACAACACAAAATACAAAACAAAAGGATGACTTTAAATGAGTGAAGATACCAACGTAGAAGTAGAAGATGTCCAGCAAGAGGCAACTGTAGTTATTAAGATTTCACAGCAAAATCTTTCCTATAAGAGCGATTTTTCTGAAACTGAAACAATCTTTTGGCTTGAAGCAGTTAAGAGCCTTATTATCAAGAAATCTTTTGAAATGTCTGGATTGTCTGAAACAAGTAAGTAAAATTAGTAATTTCAATTACTATTATAATTAAACCTAGTTTAAAGCAGGGTATATCCTATGGCCGTTAGATCATATCTGCCTTTTTTCTCTGACAATAGTGGCTCTTCAGTAGTTGAAAAAGCGTTAAAACCAGAAGAATTAAAAGGCTTAAGTAAGAGCATAAAAATAGCTGCGTTAGCTTTGGGCTTTCGAGGCTCTTCTTATTATTATGACACAAGAGCTGCTTTTGAGCCGTCTCCATACGACTTTAATAGGATTACCCAAGCTTGTGACACAGACGGCTATGCCCGCCAAGCGGTATCTAAACACCGTGAGCTTTTCTGGAAAGAAGGCTGGGAAATAATTGGCGAGAACGAAGAAGCAGTTTCTTATCTTTATAGAAGAATAGACTTCTTTGAGATGACAATGAAAAGACCGTTTTCGGAATTTTTAACAGAACTGTCTGATCAGCTAATAAAGTATTCAAACGTTTTTATAGTCAAAGCTAGAGCTGATTTAAGTTCTTATTTCCCCGATACCTTAACTCCGGTTAACGGTAGCGACCCAATTGCTGGGTTCTATCTGATACCTACTGAGCAAGTATATATTTTAAGAGACAAGCAAAACAGAGCTAAAGCCTACCAGCAAGCAACTGACCCATTAACCTATTCACCAAACGACAAAGACCCAGTATGGTCCGCTGATCGTGTGATACATATGTATTTTGACAAAAAGCCAGGAAGAGCCTTTGGTACTCCAGCTTTGTCGACTGTTCTTGATGACATCATCGCGTTAAGACAGATGGAAGAAGATATACAAAACTTAGTCCATAGAGAATTATTCCCATTATACAAATACACTATAGGCACAGCAGAGCAACCAGCAGAGCCAGAAGAAATAACAAAAGCTGCAGCTGAGATAGAGAACATAAGAGCTGAAGGTGGGCTTATACTGCCGTTCAGACATGCTGTAGACGTTATTGGAGCCAATAACACTGCGCTCGATGCATCCCAGTACTTAAATCACTTTAAGGAAAGAGTTGCAGTAGGTCTAGGCGTTGCTCCTCACCATCTTGGTATGAGCATGAATGGTGGTAATAGATCAGTCACCGAAAGACTAGACGCTGCTTTGTATGACAAGGTTAAGCAATTACAAAAGCAGTTCTCTGATCTAGTAAGATTGCATATATTTAACGAACTTCTTTTTGAAGGTGGTTTTGATCCAATTGCAAACCCAATAGAAGACACTATATCAGATAGATGTTTCTTGCGATTTAAAGAGATAGATGTTGATACTCAGGTTAAGAAAGAAAACCATTTAATCCAGAAGTATGTTAATAATCTAATTACATTAGACGAAGCAAGATTAGTACTTGGCCTAAGCTCTGAATTAGATGAAGAGCAATTGTATATGGCTTTGCAGGCAAAAATGCAAATGGACATAGCTACAAATGCAGCCGCAGTAGCCCCAGCAGCAACCTCTACTAGCAAAACTGGAGATGGACAAACACCAGCACCTAAGGGCCAAGTAAACTTACCTTCTAAAACAAAAGATGCTGGGAATAAAGCCCGTCCATCTAATCAGTTTGGAAGAAACAAATCTTCTAATATTAAAAGATCAGCTGATGATTTAAGTTGGCTTCCAGCAATTGAAAAGTTGCTCGATAACGACTATACTGTAGTCGAAGAAAATAACCCGATTATACTATAGGAGATATATGATAGTAGATGAAAACTTGTTAGAAGAATTAGAAAATTCTGTTTTGAATAGCCAGTACCGTTTGGCTAATGTTCATGTGTTAAGCATATTAGAGCAATTAATTCCAGCTATAGAAGAGCTAAAAGAAAAAATGGATATTATAGAAGATTTTCTTTCTTCAGACGAAGATGAGAAACAACCTACTGCAGTAGTAGAAGAAAAAAAAGTAGCAGTAGAAGAAAAAATTACAGAACCTAAGATCGACACTTTAGAAGTAAAAGAAGATGTTGAATCAAAAGAAGTAAAGGCTAAAGCTAAAACTAAAGAATAATGATTGCAGAAGTAAAGGAATAAAGCAATGGTTATGAAAAAGAAAATTTATATAGCTGGTCCTAGAATGGGGCAAAACAATTCTGCATACGGGATTGAAGCAAAGCCAGCAAAATCTTCCAAGACTAAGAGCAAAGCAAAGAGGAAAAAGTAATGGCTGAAAAAAATGGCGACGGAATTGTTTACAACTGTTCGGACTGTGGTGATAACTACGTGAGATTTTATGGCTTTGGTGGTGATGGTCCAGGTTCAGTGTGTGGAACATGGGAACTAACCCCTACACAAATAAAATACATTCACGACAATCCTGGTGTAAACCACACACTTGAATCAATTGCGCAAATGGGTATACAATAAACATGGCTAAATCACCAGCATGGCAAACAAAAGCGGGGAAAAACCCTAAGGGTGGACTTAACGCAAAAGGGCGTGCTTCGGCAAAGAAACAAGGCATGAACTTAAAAGCACCAGTAAAATCAGGTGACAACCCAAGACGCGCCTCATTCCTTGCGCGCATGGGCGGAATGCCTGGTCCAGAACGTAAACCAAACGGTGAACCAACAAGACTTTTGTTGTCACTTAAGGCTTGGGGGGCTTCATCAAAAGCTGATGCTAAAAAGAAAGCTGCAGCTATTTCAAAAAGAAATAAAGGAAAGAAATAAATTATGGCTAGCAAGAAAAAAGTTTGGGATCAACCAAGTCCAAAATCTAAACCTAAAAAACTAAGTACTAAAGCAAAAGCTTCAGCAAAAGCAATGGCAAAAGCTGCAGGACGACCATATCCAAATCTAATTGATAATATGAGAGCTGCAAGGAAAAAGAAGTAATGGCAGCCAAAAAGAATTGGATAGCAGGGGCAATCAAAAGGCCTGGAGCTTTTACTAAGAAAGCAAAAAAGGCTGGTAAATCAGTCCCAGCTATGGCAGCAGCAGTAACAAAAAATCCAACGCGATATAGTAAGCTAACTGTAAAACAAGCAAATCTAGCAAAAACGCTAGCAAAAATCAACAAAAGAAAGAAGTAGAAAAAATATGGCAATGAAGAAAGCATCAAAGAAAATGTCAACACCAAAAAAGGCAGCAGCAAAGAGCAGCGACATGAGCAAGAAAGACGACATGAGCGCAGCACAGAAGAAGCTTCCTCCTTTTATCCAAGCAGCAATGGCTAAAAAGAAAAAGAAGATGAAGTAATAAAAACAATTAGTAAAACTGTTTGGAATTAAAAATTTTAATATGAAAGATTATGTTTGATGATAATTATAGGATGCCCAATTTATAAACGAGATTGGATTTTACCAGCTTGGTTGTACTTCATTGAGAACCAGTCTGTTAACTTATCTGATATTGGTTTTGTTTTTGAACTTGGGACTGATGATGATGAAACCATAGGAGTGTTATCTGCGTGGAAGAAACATCATCCTGAAGTAAAAATGTTTGATCTAGAAGTAAGAGACGACTTAGCTCATTTTTCCCACAAAGAAGGGACTCGTCAATGGTCTTATGCTAAGTATACTAATATGGTCTCGATGCGTAATTCTATTTTAGAAAAAGTAAGAGACGCAAACGCCGACGCTTATTTCAGTCTTGACTCAGATGTTTTACTTACTAATCCTAATACGATAGAATTATTATTAAGTCATATTTCTATGGGCGCTGACGCAGTTAACACGTTAATGTTTATGACACCATTTGGAATTGACTTTCCTAGTGTGATGTCATGGGTCAATGGTAGCAACTACGAAAAGGCCCATAGAAATATTTCTTATCCGTTAGGGTCTTACTTCCAATCAGATGTTATAATGGCAGCTAAGATGATGTCGAAGGATGTGTACAAAAATATAAACTACGAATTTCACGCACAAGGCGAAGACCTAGGTTGGAGTAAAAACTGCGCAGAAAGAAATTATAATCTTTTTTCTGCATCTTATATATATACTCCACACATTATGGGTCAAGGCCAAATGCAGGAATTCCTAGAAAAGGGAGACAGTAGGCAGCAAGTAGCCTATCAATCAGTATAAACAGTTGAATATATTTGCATAAATGTGTTTAATCATGTAAAATATATTACTATAAGTTAAGATATTAAAATAAACGGAGATAACAATGGCATTTGATTTTAAAGAAAGTTTCACTATAGAGCTTCCTGAAATGAAAAAGGAAGACTTTAATTTTTCAGAATCAAATTCATTGACCCATGGTCTAATAATTGAAGTAGCCGCAATTCACGAACGGACTAACTGGTAATTATAATAATTACTCAGCAGAAGAATTAGACAAAGCTTTACAGTCATGGGTTGAACCATACCCTAAGCCTATTATTTTAAATCACGACCTTAACACTGAGCCTATCGGCAGAGTAATGGCTGCAAAGATGGACCAAGAAGCAGATGGCTCTAAGTTTGTACGTTTACAAATAGCTATCACAGATCCAGTAGCTGCTCAGAAAGTCATGGACAAAAGGTACCTAACTGGCTCAGTAGGCGGAAGAGCCGGAAAAGCCATTTGCAGCATTAGCGGTGAAGACCTTGCTAAAGAAGATGCAAGCGGAAGACCAAAAATGGCTAAGTACAAAAGAGGTCAAGTCTATAAGGGCAAAGTTGCTTACATAGAAATGCAAGAGCTGTCGTTTAAAGAATACTCTTTTGTCAACCAGCCAGCAGACCAAAGATCTAGCGTTAGAAGTAAGGCCCCATCTAGTGGTGATGTTAAAGTTAACGACTCAGACTGGGTAGCTAGAAGTTCTGCCTTTATCCTAAGTATGGATGAGGAAGAAGTGTATTCAGTTAGTGAAAGCAAGTCGCTTTTTACTGGCATGAAAAAGAAAGAATCGAGACCTGTGTACCTTCAGTTGAAGGGCGCTTTTTTGTCAGCTATGTCTGTCCAGGAGAGCGATAATTACATTATTAATGATAGTGCATTACTATCATCTAGGCAGGACTCAAAGAACAATGAGGAGAATTCTGAAATGACCGTTCTTAAAGAAGAAGAAGACATCTTGGCCGTAGCTAATGAGCTCAGCGATGATTTGTCGTCGATAGCCGCTGACGCCTTAAACAAGGAAGAAGCTGCTGTTGAGCAAGAAGTAGTAGAAGCTGATTCAGAAGACACTGTTGCAACCCCAGAGGTTGTAGCTGATGCAGAAGAGTCTAAAGAGATTTCAGTTGAAGACGCAGATAAGTCGGATGTGCAAGAAGAAGCTAAGTCCGAAAAAGCTGAAGAATCAACAGAAAATCCTGATGTAACTCAGGAAGAAGAAGTTCAACCAATAGAAGATCAAGAGCTCAAAGACGAAACAACAGTCGATGCCGTTGAGCAAAATGATGATCTTTTAGCAAAGGTAGCTCTTCTTGAAGAAGAAAACAAAAACCTTAAGTCGGCACTTCATAGGGTATTGTCGGAAAGAGTAGTCGATGCAAAGATTGCAGCCGGCGTTGAAGCAATTGAAAATAGAGATGAACTTATAAAGGATCACTCACAAAGAACAGCAGCATCGCTTGCTGACTCTTTAAGAGATATTGCAAAAATGCCAGCTAAGAAAATTTCTAGCAATCAAGTACCAGAGATTACAAGTGAAGCAGAAGGCTCGAAGGAAGAAGCTAATGTTGTCTCTCTTGAAAAAGAGACAGCAAAAGTAGAAGTCCCAGAAGTCGATCTTGCAGAACAGCTTTTCGTTGATGCCTTCATGGGCCGTCGTAAACTTTAATTAAACAAGGAGAATAAAAATGTCATTAGCTAAATTTCGTACAGTATATGCTAAAACCGGATCAGGAAGATTCGTAGTTTCTGAGGGTATTGCACCAGCAGCCTACATCCTTCCACACGTTGCTTTGCCAACGTGGTACCTTGACTCAGAAGATGATCGTTTTGAAATCGTAATTCCTAAGGGAACTATTCTTTCAGTTGTCGCTGATGCAAATGGTGATGCAAGATTCGTACCAGCTAACGGTACTGCCTCTACACAAACATGGGGCGACACCATTGCAAGCTGGGATCCAACAAACGCTGCAACACCTGCATACAGCAGTGGTTCAGTAGATACAGCAGTCACTGTAGCCGCATTGTCAACACCAGTCGGTGTTGCTCAGTACGATCTCTACAGACCATTTGATAAGGGCACTTCACAGGGCGCAGGTTTCATTACCCACGGCTATGTAGAGTATCCAATTATCGATGGAATCAACTCAGATGTGGCAGTCGGTTCATTAATCAAGTCTGACCACATGGGTCGCCCAGTAACGTTAACCACGGCACTGTGCGGTACAAATCCTTACCTCCAGGTGGGTAAGGTTATTGAAGTAGAAAAGTTTGCAACCAACTTTGATGATGGTCTGCTTTCCTACATGCAATTGCCATCGGATCCTGGTGCTCTTAAGACCGTATTTGAGGTCACTAAGGCAGGCACCTATCAGGGCAAACTGGGCATCCGCTCAAACCTGGATGTAACAAATGTACTTGGCGCATTCCGTGTCAATCTTACACTGTAATAATAAAAAAAAGAAAACACTAACAGGAGGAATAATCCTAAGATGAGTAAATCAATCCAAGAGCTCCTCTCGGGTCTCCCAGCTTGGGAAACAGCATTAACTGAGGACGGCTATCTCGACAGAGATAATAGAGTAACTATTAGAGAAGCTTTTGCATCACCAGATGCAGCAGCCCTCTTTCCTAAGGTTATCTCACGTACATTGAAAGAAGCAGCAGAGCCACAATTGTTGGTAACGCCATTGCTTTCGACTGTACGCCTAGGTAAGGGACGCTCCTTGGAGTTCCCAGCAGTTAACGCAATCCAAGCAGCAGAGATCCCAGAAGGACAAGAATATCCAGAACAGGCTCTCGCTTTTGCGAAGCAAGTAGAAGGTAAAGTATCCAAGAAGGGTGTCAAGTTGGCTTTCACAGAGGAAGTCATCTCAGATTCACTTTGGGATATTGTTGGCCTGCATGTCCGTGCAGCTGGTCGCGCAATGGCTCGTTTGAAGGAGCAAATTGCATTGAGCAGATTCAAGGACGCAGCAAGCATTGTTTTTGACAATGAGAGTGGTTCATATAGCGATACAACCGGTCGTGGAATTGATGGCGTAGCCAACAAGACCATTACATGGGATGATATTATCGACATGGCAGCTGTTCTTATGGCCGAAAATCATGTTCCAACAGACTTCATCTTGCACCCACTTATGTGGTCAGTGTTCCTTAAGGACGCTATCTTCCACACCGGTGGTTCGGCAGCTGCAGTTAACACGAGTTGGGGATACCGTCCAGATTCAGCAGCAGGTGCGTTAAACAACACCGCTCCTATGGGTCTGAATGTTATCGTTTCTCCTTTCGTTAGCTTCACAGCAAAATCAGGTGGAACGCCAGCAATGTCTGACCTCTTCTTGATCGACCGCAATGAAGTTGGAACACTTCTTGTAAAAGACGACATGAGCACCGATCAGTTCGATGATCCTTCACGCGACATCCGTCAAATGAAGATGAAAGAGCGTTATGACATCGTAATGCTTGGTGACGGTGAGGGTATCACTGTTGCTAAGAACGTTAGACTTGCCCGTAACTACGAAGTACAAGTCACAAACGAGATGGCATAATAAAAACCTTAGGATAGATATCGTTGTAGTTACGAAAAAACTATCCGTAATATACAGTGGCAACACTGTGGAAGAGTTGGGAGTGGCGTCAAGCCACTCCCTTCTTTTTTGTACTACTTTTTTTAATATGATACTGTTACTATAAGAACATGCCTGCAGACGGGAGAGTAAAGTGGCTTTAAATTTGATACAAAACGCCGCTGTTGGTCTTGGTACTGTTTCTATTAAATTTGGAAGAACTATAAAGATATCTTCTATTAAAAAAGAAAATATTATTGTTCAGACAACTTCTGCAACACCAACTGTTTTAAATTCACCGTTTAAAACAATTGATACATTAGCAGATTTTAATTCAATTTCTAGAACATTGAAGCTTCTTTGGAATGTACAATTAGAGCCTGGTACTGAATACAGTATCAGATTAATTAATTTCTTCGACGCAGCAAACGAACCAATACCAGAAGAACAGATAGTATTTACTACGCTTGCTGGTGGTGCTACTCCAAACTCAAGTACAACAAATGCGTTCAATAGCGTTAATGAACCAGCATTGGTAGAAACACTAATTGAAGATAAGTCAATTAGAGTTGATGCGTTTAGCTCATACCAGATAATAGCAAAGAACCCTAATTTCTATATAAAGTCTACCGATCCAGTTAATGGAGATTTCTATTTAGATAATGATCATTCTAATGGAAGAATAAAAATAGTCTTTAACGAGAGACCAGCGTCAAACTTCTTGAATAATAATTACTTTAAGGTGCAAAAAAAGAAAGTTCAAAGACAGCCATCAAGATGGGAAAACGTACCTACACAGGTACTGATGCATTCATGGAAACCTGAAGTGTACTTAGATTTCCCTTCACAAGATGCAACACCATCTTTCTTCACAGCTGGTAAGGAATACTTTGAAACTGGATACAAATATAGGATTATAGTATCTAAAGAAATTGGCGTTTAAATGTCTAATTTTATTTATGGGAAAGCTAAACAAGCTCTATTAAATGGGCAAATTAACTTTTCAGCGAATAACTATAAACTTCTTTTTGTTAAAAGCTCCTTATACACACCTTCTCAAAATTCTGATGAATTTGTTTCCAATGTTAACGCTAGTGCAATAACATCAAGAAGTGATAATATTTCTGGAATAACAAATGTTTTAGGAGTACTAGACGCTAATGATGTCAGCGTATCTTCGTATTCTGGTGGCCCTTTTGAAGCAGTAGTTTTGTACCAAGTAGGGTCAACCGATTCAACTTCCAGATTGGTTTTTTACATAGATACCGGAATTGGTTTACCTTATACACTCACTAATCAAAATGTACCAATTACTATAAATTGGAGCAATGCTTTAACTAAAATTATGTCCCTCTAGGAGACGCGAGTGCCAATACAATATCCATCATCTTTAGATAATTTTACAAATCCAAGTTCTACTGATATGTTGAATTCAGTTACTGTACCTCATCATACTCAGCATTCAGATCTCAACGACGCCGTAGAAGCAATAGAAGCAGAATTAGGCGTTAACCCTAGTAGTACTTTTTCTACAGTCGGTGCAAGAATATTTGAAGCAGAAAGACAAATAGCAGAACAATCGGTACTAAATGGCCTCAGCGATGTTACTATAAGCTCAGTTGCTAGTGGTCAGGTTTTGCGCTATAACGGCTCGCAGTGGATCAATTATGCAGAAAGTAATCTAGTCGATGGAGGAAACTTTTAAAAATGGCTAACATTCTAAGAATTAGAAGAAGATCTGACTCTGGTGCCGCAGGCGCACCTTCAAGTTTAGAAAATGCTGAGTTAGCATTTAATGAGGCAGACAATACACTCTATTACGGCAAAGGGACAAGCGGTGCCGGTGGTACAGCTGGACAAGTTATAGCAATCGGAGGGTATGGATCTTACACTACTCTGGGAACTTCACAAACAATAACTGGAGATAAAACTTTCTCTGGAGTAGTAATAGTTCCAGCTCCAAGCGCAAACACACACGCTTCAACAAAGCTTTATGTTGACCAACAAATATCTAGCGTAAACAATACTGTAGCAAATATAGCTACATCTTTTACTGTGGCTGGGGATTCTGGATCAAGCCAAACTATAACAAGTGGATCTGATACGCTAACAATTACTGGTGGTACAGGTTTAACCTCAGTTGCAGGAGCTACCGATACTATTACGTTGAACCTGGATAACACTGCAGTAACTGGTGGGTCTTATGGTAACGCAAGCACTGTAGGGACTTTCACAGTCGATGCCCAAGGTCGTTTAACCGCTGCTGGCAACTCATCAATATCTATAACGGCAAGTCAAGTTTCAGATTTTAACGAAGCTTCGCAAGACGCCTACGGCTCATTAGTATCTGGTGGTTCACAAGATGGAATCACAGTTACTTATGACGATGCTAATACAAAAGTCAACTTCGCAGTAACAAGTCAAGCAGTAAATATTTACGGAGACAGTGGAGTAACATCTTTTGGAGTGAGTGCTGCTGGTGGTGGATCTTTTTCCATCTTAGGTGGAACTGGTCTTTCTGCTGCCGCAACAAGCTCTACTCTTACTGTAAACCTTGACAACACATCAGTTACGGCAGGGTCTTATGGAGCTGCTGGAACTGTTGGAACATTCACCGTTGATGCACAAGGTCGTTTAACAGCTGCTGGTAATACTGCAATTTCAATTACAGCATCACAAGTTAGCGATAGAGCTACAAACCTCGTAACCGGCCTTACTGGTACCGCAAATGAAATTACAGTTTCTAACTCTGGAGTTGGCGCAGTAACAATAGGTTTGCCAGATGACGTCACAATAGGCAATAACCTTGTTGTAACTGGAGACCTTACAGTACAAGGCAACACAACAACTCTTAACACAGCAACTTTAGTTGTGGAAGATAAGAATATTGTCTTAGCAAACGTAGAAACACCAACAGATACAACCGCCGATGGTGCTGGTATCTCTGTGCTTGGTGCAACAACAAAGACTTTTAACTGGGTAGACGCAACAGATGCCTGGACTTCTTCTGAAAATTTAAATATAGCTACAGGAAAAGTATTTCAAGTTAATGGAGTAAGTGTTCTTTCTGCAACAGGCTTAGGAAGCTCTGTGGTATCTTCCTCGCTTACAAGCGTTGGAACAATTGTCACAGGAGTATGGAATGGTTCTACAATAGCAATAGCTAACGGTGGAACTGGTTCAACAACTGCTTCAGATGCACGCACTGCTCTTGGCTTAGCTATTGGGACAGATGTACAAGCTTACGATGCAGAATTAGCAGCGTTAGCTGGCTTAACATCAGCTTCAGATAAGCTTCCTTACTTTACTGGTTCTGGTACAGCTTCATTAGCTACGCTTACTACATTTGGAAGAAGCTTAATAGACGTGTTTCTAACATCACTATTGATAATGTTACTATCGACGGTGGAACATTCTAAATAAATCTTGAAAGAGGACTAAATGACTACACCTTCAATAACGCAGGGCCAATTTGCTATTGATCCAAGTACTGGAGTTTTATATTATAAAAACGCAGTAGGCACATTAGTACAATCATCACTCTCTTGGCAGCACGTAAGCAACACTGCTATATCGACAGATGATAGCATCACAGTTTCTGGAAGCATGGTTATTGCAGGCAACTTGACAGTCAATGGCACAACAGTAACATTAAATACAGAAACTACAGTTATAGAAGATAATGTAATTCTATTGAATTCTGGAGTTACAACAAGTCCTACATTGAATGCTGGTATTGAAGTCGAACGTGGAACTTCGGCTAATGTTTCTATTATCTGGGATGAAAGTACCGATAGATGGACATTTACAAACGATGGGACTACTTACCACAACTTCTTATTAACAACTGCAAACATTACAGGAACATCCGCTGCATGGGCTACTGCAAGGACTATAACATTAGCTGGAGATTTATCAGGTAGCGTTTCATTAGATGGAACTTCTAACGTAACTCTTTCTGCAACATTGCAAGCAGCAGCAGTCGCCAATAAAGCTAACATAGCTTCTCCAACGTTTACCGGAACAGTTACGATTCCTGCTGGAGCAGTTATCTCTGGCTATGCAACACTGTCCAACCCAACCTTTACTGGAACAGTTGCAGGTGTGACAAAAGCTATGGT